GACAGAGAATATAATTGATTTAGATTTTATTCCATTAAGACAACCACAACAAATACAACCTACTCAATTAAGTAAAAAAGATTTAAGAAATATTTGTCAAGATTTTTCATTATTTTACGAAAACTCTTTAGAGGTTATTTACGATAGCAAAGGGAATAGACAGAAAATTAAACACGTTCCTAAAAATCAGATTTTGCCAAACAAAATGAATGAAGATGGCGAAATTGATGGATATTGGTTTAGTTTAGATTTTAACCAACCAAGAAAATACACTCCTAAATTTATACCTAAATGGACTGCTGAGGGTAAGAAATCGGGTTCTTATATTTATATTATTTCAACATACCAAGTAGGAAAAACATATTTTACCGACCCTATTTATATGGCGGGTTTACCTTATGCTGAACTTGAGGAAAGAGTGGCGAACTTTTGTATTAATTATATTACCAACGATATGAGTATTGGTAAAGTTGTTAATATGAATCAAGGAGAGCCAAGTCAAGAAGTAAGAGATAATGTTATAAAAGCATTTTTAAGAAACACAACAGGAAATGAAAATGCAGGGAATGTTTTTATAAATTGGAATGCTGATAAAGATAGTGCAATAACTATTGAGAATGTAGAAATACAAGACGCTTACCAACAATTTGACTATTTAAGTAAAGAGGCTACACAAAAATTACTTATTTCACATAAAGTTACAAGTCCGATACTTTTTGGTATTAAAGACAATACAGGTTTAGGAAATAACGCTAATGAAATGGAGGTTGCATTTAATGAATTAATGATAAATGTTATCCAACCAATGAAAGAGGTTGTTTTAGATGCTTTAATGGAAATAACAGAGAATATAATTGATTTAGATTTTATTCCATTAAGACAACCACAACAAATACAACCTACTCAATTAAGTAAAAACACAGAAGAACACCAAAATCCAATAATTGCAGACGCTTTAATTGAATTAGGCGAAGTAGTTAACGATGAATGGGAGTTAATAGATGAAATTGAACAAGTTGGAGAGCCTAAATATACTGAAACCGCTTTAAATTTAGCTAAAACATTTTCAAGTTTTCCAAATGTAGCAAGTGAACAGGATACTTCTTTATTTAAAATTCGTTATAAATATGCAGGAAGTCAAAACCCTGAGCGTGAATTTTGTGCTAAAATGATGAAAGCAGATAAAGTTTACCGAAAAGAGGATATAGAAATTGCAGAAACGAAAGTAGTAAACGCTGGTTTAGGATTGAAAGGAGCAGATACTTACTCGATTTGGTTATACAAAGGCGGTGTAAATTGTAAACATTTTTGGCAACGTCAAATATATTTACGAAAAGATAATACTTCTATTTCAGTAAACGAGGCACGTCGTATGATTTTAGATTTAGACCCGAAAGATAGACCTTTGGCAAAATGGCAACAAAACGAACCTATTGTAGCACAGCCTGCACAGGATAGTAATAATAATTTCAAAGCATAATGGGAGAAACTTTATTGATTGATTTGACAGCAGGAGATTTAACTAAAGCTACTCCTTTAGGTGGGAATATAGATATTGACCGATACAATTTTTGCGTATTAGACGCTCAAAACTCTAAAGTGCGTGAATTATTAGGAGATGACTTATACCAAAAAATAGAAACCGATTATGTTGATGAAACTTTAACAGGTATTTATTTAGAGTTATATACAAACTTTGTAAAACCTATAATCATACATCAAAGCGCAGTTGAATTTTTAACTATAGGAAGTTTCCAGGTTTCAAAAGGAGGTATTTACAAACATACACCTGCAAACGGAACACCGATTGAAATGAGCGAAGTAAAATATATAATCGATGCACAACGTACAAAAGTAGAAATGTACGAGGAGCGTTTAAATAGGTGGCTATTAAGAGTAAGACCAACAGAGTATAATTGGTTTTATGAAAATATAGTTAATCCATCATTTGGAAATAATAGCACATTAAATTTTGATATAGTAGGAAATAATACAAAAAGATGGAACGAAAAACCCGACAACCGAATGGACAACTGCTTCGGAAATTAGAAATATATTTATCAAAAAAACAAATAAAAGATAATGGCACAACAGCACCTAAACGTAGGGACAACAGCAAATGATGGCACAGGCGATACTTTAAGAGCATCACAACAAAAAGCCGAAAGTAATTTCAATGAACTTTACGCACGTCCTGACTTTACTGATGCACCAAGCGATGGTAATATTTACGGACGTAAGGATGGTACTTGGGAGGAGGTTACTGGCGGAAGCGGAACAACTCCAACACTTAACGAAGTTATTTTACAAGGCGATGAAATTTTAAACACTGCTGGTAATTTAAAAATAGTTTTAGATAAAGAGGATAACGGAATGTTTCTTTATGAACTTGTTTCAAGTGTTTGGGAAGAAAGAGGTTATTATAATTCGCAAGGATTTACTTTAGGCGGTTTCGGTGGTAATCCTACTTTTGATTTGAATATTTATACTGGTACTTTGACTATTTATCAAGGTGCAGACACTATTCAATTTTCGCCAACTTCAGCTACTAAAAATGGTGTTGAATTTGCTACTATTGCTGACATCCCAATAACACCTACCGACGTAGGCGCTTTAGCAATAGACGGAAGTAATGCTAACGTTGATGTTGATTTAGGCGCTTTTGGGATTAGAGGTGGCGAGGTGGTTACTCAAACCAATGGTACTACAAAGAAAATGACTTTAAAGTCAACTAATGTTAATACCGACCACACCGCAGAATGGCAAGATAAAGACTACACCGCTATTGCAGACGTTCAAGACATTACAGATGCTTTAGCTACTTTTAAAACAACAGAGTTTTTAGATGCTACAAGTTCAATTCAAACTCAATTAGATAGTAAACAATCTTTACTAACTTATATACCTTATAAGTTTGTTCAAACTTCGCAAACCGCACATACTGGAACAACTTCAAAAACAATTGTAGCAACTGCAACAATAACGGCAAATAGTTTTAGTGTTTCAGATGTTGCAAAAGCGATTTTTGGAATTAATAAACCAGCAACTACAAGTGCTTATACAATTAGATTAGATATTAACACCTCTAATACTTTGTCGGGAGCTACAACAATAGCGACGTTTACGGGTTCGGCAACTGCACAAGTAGCCGTAATGACACGTAAATATTCATTATTCGGTGGCGATTTGTATGGTTATCCTTTTACAACCTCACAACTTTCAGATTCGGCAGCGTTATTAGCTGGAACTTTAGGAAGTACTGCTTTTGATACTACAAATACAATTTATATGTTTTGGACCATTCAATTAGTCAATTCAGCAGATAGCGTAACACCAAATTTAGCAACCTTATCAAATTAATTATGATAACAATAGTAGACAAAAACACAGAAGAAGTACTTTACTCAACTCATTTTGAAGTAGAACTTTTAGAAAACGAAATTGCAGTCGATGGATTGAGTGGCGATTTTACGCATTACAATTTAGTAACCAAAGAATTTTATAACAAATGAAAAACTTTATAAAAAACAATTACGACAGACACTTACTTTACACGTTTGTAATATTCTTTTTTGCATTATTTAGAATGAATTTAAAAGATGCTGAATGGTTTGGAGTATTATTTATTTCTACACTATTTGCTTTTATCTTAAATTTAGGTAGAGAAATGTATTACGAGAAATTTCACGAAGCTCCGTTCGATATTTACGATGCTATTTATGGGGGATTAGGTGGTTTATTAGCTGGAATATTATTTTTAACATTTATATAATTATGAAAGAATTAACAGAAGAAGAACAAAAAGCGGTAAAAGATGCGTTAGACTTATTAGATAGCGTTGGATTAGTAGATTGTGTAATTGTTCCATCAATCGGTGCGCCACGTCCTCACAAGCCAAAATAGATGAAAAATTTAGGAGCGTTTATATTACTTTATAATTTAGTTTGTATTTTAATAATGCAAACCAATTGGTATTCTAATAATTGGCAAATTATAGATAGTATAGACACTCCTTTTTACGTTGCATCAGCTATTATAGTGATTTATATGTATCGTAAATTAAACATATTCCAAAAACAATGTTATCTATTCGCTTTTATTTTTTTAGCGTTTAAATTAATCGATTTGAATTATCCTATTGATTATGTGAATTACAAGTTTTGGAGCGTTT